ACAGTTACTTATGATGTGTATCATTTGGATGTTGAAAGAGCTGAAAAAGCTCCGGCATCTCGTAATGATATTCTCGCAAAGCGATTTGGTATTCCTATGGAAGGTTACACGTACTTCTTCACTTATGAAGAAACACTTACGCATCGAACTAGAGAGTTTTGGGGCTTGCCTTGCGCTCTTGGAGCAGACCTTTCGCAAGGTGATGACTTCTGTGCGTTTACGTTTCTCTTTCCACTTTCAAATTATACTTTTGGAGTTAAAACTAGAAGTTACATTACATCTTTAACATTAATGAAGCTTCCAGGTGCTATGCGAGCTAAGTATGAAGAATTTATTGCTGAAGGAAGTCTTCATGTTTTAGATGGAACTGTACTTGATATGATGGAGGTTTATGATGACCTTGATAATTTCATACAACAGAGCGACTACGATGTTCGTTGCCTTGGGTTTGACCCATATAATGCTAAAGAATTTGTCACTAGATGGGAAATGGAAAATGGGTCCTTCGGAATTGAGAAAGTAATTCAGGGGGCAAGAACAGAATCGGTTCCTCTTGGAGAATTAAAGATTCTTGCTGAAGAACGAAAGCTAATTTTCGATCAAGAACTTATGTCATTTGCCATGGGGAACGCTGTTACTTTGGAAGATACTAATGGGAATCGTAAGCTTCTTAAAAAGAGAGCTGACGAAAAGATTGATAATGTATCGGCCTTGATGGATGCGTATGTAGCTTTCAAAGCTAACAAGGAGGCCTTCGAATGATCTTTGATGATGAAGAAGTACTTGATTATTTAGAACATTTTGGCGTTAAAGGTATGCGTTGGGGTCAACGTAGAGCACAATCTAGAAGTGAACGTCGATCAAGATTTAAGTCTGGAACACCAACTCTTAAAGATAAGGCGGTGCGAGAATTAGATCTTGATAGATCTCGTTCTGAGCGTAAAGAAGATAGAAAATCAGTAAATAAGAAAGAAGTTGCTATTCAATTAGCAGTGGCAGGGGCTGGTTTTATTTTAGCTAAGAAAGTTCTTATGGCAAACACACCGATGGCTGCGCTTGTTGGCACTGGAGCGGGACTTACAGCTAGAGGTTTGCATGAATTGCGTTCGGATAAGGTTCCAAATCGGGAAAAGCGATTGACGAATTAAAGGGGTGATGAACCTTGCCGATTCTAGATAGAGTAAAGAAGGCCTGGAATGCTTTTCGTAGCGATAATTATCTTGAAGATTTTGAATTCGCTGGTACGACGGCATATTATGGTGGCGGCTCCCCTTCCCGTCAAAGCAGACACTTCTACACCGAACGCTCTATTGTCTCCTCTATTTATACAAGAATTAGTGTGGATGTAGCCGGGATTTTGATTAAACATGTTAAGTTGGATGATAAAGGTCGTTACGCCAAGGACATGGATAGTGCTTTAAATCAATGTCTTACTTTAGAAACAAACATTGACCAAGCACCTCGTGCTTTTAGACAAGACATTGCTATGACACTTTTCGATAAAGGTGTAGCGGCAATTGTTCCTGTGGATACGACTCGAAACCCAGAAACAAATGAAATTTTCGACATCTATTCAATGAGAGTCGGAGAAGTTGTTACTTGGTATCCAAAACACGTTCGACTTAGCGTGTATAATGAGAATCGTGGCCAACGTGAAGACATTACGCTCGAAAAGCGTTATGTAGCTATCGTTGAAAATCCTCTTTATGCAGTTATGAATGAACCTAACTCAACTCTTCAGCGATTAATTCGCAAGCTAGGACTTCTTGATGCAGTCGATGAACAATCGAGCTCAGGAAAGTTGGACATCATTATCCAGCTTCCATATGTAATTAAATCAGAAGCTCGCCGACAGCAAGCAGAGAAGCGGCGTGAAGACATTGAGTTCCAACTCAAGGGTAGCCAGTATGGCATTGCCTATACTGATGGTACCGAAAAGATCACTCAGCTTAATCGACCTGCTGAGAATAACCTTCTTAAGCAAGTCGAGTATCTTACAGGCATGTTGTACAATCAACTCGGTTTAACCGAGGAAGTAATGAATGGTACAGCTAAAGAAGAGGACATGCTTAACTATTTCAATCGCACAATTGAGCCGATTGTTGATGCTATCATTGAAGCAATGCAAAGAGCGTTCCTTGGGCCCCATGGTACGCAGAAAAGTGAGCGGATTCGATACTTCCGAGATCCGTTTAAGCTTGTTCCTGTTACTGAGATTGCTGAGATTGCTGATAAGTTCACTCGTAATGAAATTCTCACAGCAAACGAGATCAGAGGCTTTATGGGAATTCCGCCAGCCGATGATGCAAAGGCAGATGAATTGAAGAACAGTAACATGCCTCAACCAGAAGAAAGTTCGGGGCCTAGCTCTCTTGAAAGGAACAGTCAAAATGGAAGCTGATTTCAGCGGCTATGCAACTAAGGCTGGGCTGAAGTGTTCAGATGGGCGTACCATCATGCCGGGTGCATTCAAGCATCAAGACAAGGCGAAGGTTCCGCTTGTTTGGCAGCATGGTCATACTGATCCGGAGAACGTTCTTGGCCACGCCATTCTTGAGAATCGTGAAGATGGCGTCTATGCGTATGGTTTCTTCAATGGTTCCGCTAAGGCGGTCCATGCCAAGGGTCTTTTGGACCACAAGGATATTACAATGCTTTCTATTTGGGCCAATGAGCTCGTAGAGCGTGCTGGTAAAGTCCTTCATGGAGCAATTCGTGAGGTAAGTCTCGTTCTTTCTGGGGCTAACCCTGGCGCTCTTATCGAAAACGTTACAATCCGCCACTCTGATGGCAGCGATGACACTCTTGATGACGAAGCTATTATCTACTCAGGTCTTGAGCTTGAACATGCTAATGGTGATGATGAGAATGATGATGAAGAGACTAATGAAAGTGATGAAGAGACTGTGCAAGAAGTTTATGATTCTATGAGCGATAAGCAGAAGCAGGTTCTTCATTTCATGCTTGGTCAGGCTCTTTCTGAGACTGCCGATCTCCAACAAGATAATGTCGACGACGATTCCGCCAATTCCGATCAGGAAGGTTCAACAATGACCCGTAACGTTTTCGAGAAGGGCGATAAGGAGACTCCCTCGCCAGTTCTCTCGCATGCGGATGTTGAGGGCATTGTCGCTGATGCGACGAAGAATGGCTCACTGAAGCAAGCTGTTGAGAATTATGCCCTTGCTCATGGCATTAATCAGATTGACACGCTGTTCCCAGAAGCTACGGCTCTGACGAGTGCTCCTGAGTTCTATTCTCGTCGTACCGAATGGGTCAATTCGGTTATGAATGGCGCTCGTAAGAGCCCTTTCAGCCGAGTGAAGACTCACTGGGCGGATCTCACCTACGATGATGCTCGGGCGAAGGGCTACATCACTGGTGAAGTCAAGAAAGAACAGTTCTTTGCGACTGCACGTCGAGAGACCAATCCTCAGACCGTCTACAAGAAGCAGAAGCTTGATCGGGATGATATTCTCGACATCACTGACTTCGATGTGGTGGCGTGGATGAAGGGTGAAATGCGGATCATGCTCGATGAGGAAATTGCTCGAGCGATTCTCATTGGTGATGGGCGTCCAGTTGACGATGAGGACAAGATTCTCGAGGATCGTATTCGTCCTATCGCCACAGATGATCCAATCTTCACCATTCAAGTTCTCGCTGACGTCCAAGGCGTTGCGCCTGCTGGTGCAGGGAATCTTGTCGATGCGGTTATTGCATATCGTTCGCTGTATCGTGGTACTGGGCTTCCGACCATGTACACGAACGAACGGCTTATCGCTCAGTTCATGCTGATGAAGGATACTTTGGGACGTCGTATTTACAGCTCCTTGGATCAGGTTGCTTCCGAGATGCGTGTTTCTGCGATTATTCCGGTTGAGGTATTCGATGATGATCCCACGCTTCATGCCGTCATCGTGAACATGAACGATTACAACATCGGTGCTGATAAGGGCGGTCAGGTCAGCCTTTTCGATGATTTCGATATCGATTACAACCAGTACAAGTATCTCATCGAGACTAGGCTTTCCGGCGCCCTGGTCAAGCTCAAGTCGGCCATCGTTATCAGGGAAGGTACTTTTGTGCCTCCGCCTGCTGGTCCTTATCACATCATTTCTCCTGAGCCGCCTAATGCACGACAGAGCGTTCCGCCGGTCCATGGCTCACTTCCAGATGATGGTGGTGTAGTTGCTGCGGCTTCTGCTCCTGAAGAAGAGCAAGCTTAATTCGACAAAGGAGTTAAGATGGCAAGATTCCACGGAGAAGTCGGCTATGCTGATTCCGTAGAAACTCCTGAAGGTTCTGGTGTGTG